TCCAATTAATGTTGTGGTAATTCCAGCAGCAAAGCCAGCCCACTCAGGGGCTGTCATTACTCTTTGCTACCTAAGCCAAATGCCTGATCGTCAGGATTAATCGCACGCAATAAAGGTGCTGCAAAAGCAACTAAAAATGCCTTCCAAATGTCATCAAATGAACCTGAAGGATTTGTTACGTAAACTGTTGCTAAACAAACAAATGCGCTGCGTGCGTATGAGTTGATTATTGCAAGTGTTTTCTTATTCATTGCTACCCCCTAGTAGTGGTATGTTGAAAAACTCTGAATTGTTATCTTGATCTTTTCTAAATGAAATGTGTATGTGGTGGTCATGGCGGTTATAGCCTCGATAGCGTCGCCATTTATAGTTAAGCACCGGCGAAGCAATTTGACCTAAATGAATTACATACAGAATACGTCCGTTATGTTTGGCGTATTGTCGTAACTGATCTGCCAAATATGCTGAAGTTCTTTTGTCGTCAGAAAGGCGAGCGTCCACGTCAATTGCTCTAACGACAAAGTTGGCTTTTGGGTCTGGGATGTGATCGCTTTTACCTCTGCGTTGATGATTATAGTCAGCAATCCATCCATCACTTTTACGCTGGCGATCTGGGTATGAATCATCTATTTGTTCACGTAGTTGAGCCGCAGCCTTTGATAACCAAGGTTTCATTAGGAAACTAGTAAAGCCGCTTCCTCGGCGGTTAAGCCAAGACGTGCCAACAGTTCTGCCTTCGCCTCTGCTTTAGCAGCATTTGCAGCATCTTTAGCAACCTTTTCAGCCTCTGCTTTAGCAGCATCCGCCTCACGCTGAGCGATTTCCTTGGCAGTTAATTCCACCTCAGTTTGCTCTCCAGTTTCGCAGTTGATTATTAGTTTAGTTGGCATTGTTTCTCCTTATGAGTTTGATATTCCGTATAGGTAAGCGGTTGAGTGTTGCATTAAATTTCCACCATTAGCAGTTATTGTTAAAGATGTGACTGCAACAGTTCCAGTCCATAATGCAGCCCAAAGTGAAGCCGTTGCAGCAGTCGCATTATTTTCCGAAACGCCATCCGCTGAGGCTGACTTTTGATTACTGCTTGTGTAATTTGGAATATAAACATCATTAGACCCAAAAGTGCTGGATGTAGCAGTATTTCCATTTAATCTTACTAAAGCGGCTGAAGTCAAAGTTCCAGAGTTAGATGATGCACTACTACCATTACCCCTAAGTTGTACATAAGGATAATTACTGCCAGTGTCAGTATTAAATTTAATCAAAGCAAAATCATCTACATCTGAATTAACACTTCTTAAAGATAATTTTAACAACAAATCAGTATATGTGCCAGGTATTGAAGTAAACTCTATATTAGCCGCACCACCACTACCAACAGTTGAACTTGCAATTAAAGTATATGTATTTGCCATTATGCCGCCGCTATTCCGTAGAGTGTAAAGGTTGAGCCTGCAGTAAAAGTAGAAGCCTGAGGGAAAATATCTATCCGATTTATTGCGCTAGTATTACGCCACGTACCAACTATTGCATCCGTTCCAAGAGATGCGTTATTTGCTCTAGTTAAGTAAGATTTGTAAGTGGTTGTATTAGAGTAATTCATAATGTTGGTGATTGCAATATTAAATGAACCTGTTGAAAGGGCACCATAAGAATCTATGTACAGCCAAGGGTCGCTTGTTACCCTTCCGCTTGATGCAGCCGAACCAGTACCACTAAGAATTGTACAAGAATAGTTACTACCAGTATCATTATTAAATCTGATTGTTGCATCAGTAGTTCCCGAAGTAAGTTTTGCGCTAGTAATCAAAACTAAATCAGTATATGAACCGCTAATGCTGCTAAATGTAACAAGTGATGAGGTTGTACTTAAAGTAGTTGTCGCTATCGGTTCATATGTTGCGCCTGCAGCCATTGTTATGCTCCCTTAATTCCGTAGAGGGCGAATTGTGTGTATTGCTCAAAATTACCTGCTGCGTGAAATAACTCAATAGTATTAATTGCCGAAGTTGATTGCCATAAACCAGATTGAAGTCTAATACTACCTGAACCATTTTTATCAACGCCATTGAGCGTTCTAAAAGTTTTATATTTATTTGTATTTGCATAATCTAATATGTCGCAAACATAAGCAGCATAATTACTTGTGGTGTTACCTTCAATTCCAATTATTGCCGAAGTTTGCGTGGCTGCGGCATTAGTAAAAACACTAGCACCATTACCTAATAAATAATGGTCGGCGTAATTACTTCCACTATCGGCTGAACCATTACCAACACGCATTTTAGTTTCATAATCGGCAACAGTATTTTTAGCAATTCCTCTAATTTGTAAATGCTTAAAGGTAGCAGGTATTGAACTAAAGGTAATAGTTGAACTACCGCCCGAACCTACTGTTACTGTTGCAATAGATTCGTAACTAGAAGTGCTTGGAGTTACCCCAACGCTTAGCGTGCCAGCAATTATGTTAAGCAATTCCGCCTACCACATACCAAGTATCGGTTCCGGTCTTAATGCAAACCGCTGATTTGTATTGAGCCAAAGTTGGTGCTGCTGGAACCGCACCGCTTGAAAGAATTGTTGTAGTTCCTGAAGTGACTGCGCTAATTGTGCAAACTCCTACACCAATATTCAATACGGTTAAAGCAGTACCAATTGGAAATGCAACTGAAGCGTTGGTGGGAATCTTGAAGGCAATCGCTGTCGCCTTGTTCATGATCTCTAAAACCTGAAATTGGTCTGCTGATACCGCTGTGTAATCGGCGGTATTGGCTGTACCTACTGTAAATGAGGTTAAACCGTTGTACATTGCTGCGGACAAAACGTCGCCGGTTGCCGCTGGAAAGCCTGTTGCCATTTGTATATCTCCTTAGTAGTCTCTAATTATATCTCAGTATGTGAGAATATCCTCGCCAATTACCCCATACGTGCTATCTCCGACGATAAACCCATCTGTTATGGGTTCCAAGGTGGTGAATGTGCCTACCCATGAGTTTGGCGTTATATCCCAAGATACTCCCTGAATCTGTAAGTTCTTAGTGATTACTGAGGAATCGGGTTGTATGTTGGAAATAAGAACATTGTCAAAATAATCTAAGCCTAACATTACGTCATTAGGGACTAGAGGGTCATAAAGGTCAATTGTCATGCGATCAATTCGTATAGTAGTTGTGCTGCGTGTAGCAACATAAATGGCGGCAATATTGGCTGCCTCTGAGTCTGTCTGCACCACTAAATCACTAAAGGAAACCGAATGAGGAAAGTAGGTGGCAACCGAATCTGCATCGATATAGGTTTGCGTGCTACCACCAATGCGAGTAACCGAACAATTATTAACAATTAACTTATCGTCAAAAGCAAAGACTAAATTCTTATATGGAATACCACCGGTTTGATTGAAGTCAATTGGCGTATTACCTGCTGAGGATATTGTGTCATATCTGTTAAAAAATATAGCGTTACCTTCAGTTGAGATATAAAACGCACCTTGTTCTGAAGTCTCTACGTTTTGAATGGCTGCGAGCGCAGTTCTATTAGTTGCAGGGTCAGCCTGAGTTAAAGAATTACCGATGTCTATATCTCGCATTGAGGTTGGAAAGGATACGGTGTCCAATATCTTTTCAATTCTAGTTCCGGTGTCTTGTCCGGCTGCTTGTCCTGTAACTGTACTGACTGTCGCCATTGCAAGTAATCTAAAAGCATCTGAAGCGTTAATGTCTACGTAGGATACATTTTCTGCCTGATCGTAGGTATAGACGTAATCAGTTGTGTATCCGCTAAATAGGTAATAATCCAAACCATCGTACTCAGCAGAGATTCTAAGTTTTCTTAATGGTGTTAAATAACCGTATAAATCGGAACTGATATTTTGTGGATTGAATCTGCCATTTTGGTCATAGATACGAACGCTGCAAGTTCCAGCCTCGTAGGTATCTCGCCCAATGTTTCTACCCCGATTAATCTTGATACCTCGGGTTATGTCAGTTAAATCAATTACTAATGAAGGTGCGGACTGATCTGACAATAAGCCAACACCTAACACGCCGTTTACTGGGTCTCCAATAGTAAAAGGGTTACCGAAGGTAGCCCCAGAACTAAAGTTTAGGCTTATGTTAAGTACTGGTAGCGGCATGTTATCTGAATGGGTTGATTGACGAGAATGAACCTGAAGCGGATGAGTTAATTAATCCGTTTCGCAATTCGTCTAATAGTCCTTGGGTAGCACCGTTCACGTTAATGATTGTCGTGCCATCTCGATTTAATCCTTGAGATAAATTAAAGGCTTCGCCTTGCGCTTGCATCCTGTAACTCATTGAAGCCATGATTGCTTCGCTTTGTGCAATAGTCGCCGGCTTACTTTGTAACTTAGCAAGTTCAGTAGCACTCATTTGATTCTGAGGATTAATGACTGCAAACTCAACACCATTTTTAGTGAAGGGTGCGGCTATGCTTGGAAGCCTTGAAGGTGAATTAACGCCTTGTCCGCCTACTGTTGTGGTTCCTAATTGGGCTAACAGTTTTTTCATTAATTCAATTTGGGCAATTAGATTGTCAATATCAGTTGACCAACCCTCAAACGGATATAGGGCTTTAGGTAACTTGGCTATTGCTTCGGCAAGGTTAGTAGTTTGTAATTGAGACTTAATTAACTCGGTTGCTAACTTAGCGGCTTCACTAGCGTTACCTTGGATTAAGGCTAATTGTAAAGAGAGTCTTAGTTTTTCTTGGTCGGTAATCTTGTTTTGCAAGGCTGCATAAATTTGAATCTGCTCAAGATCAAAAACGCTAGACAATTGCTCAAGTTTCTTTCGTTCTGCTTCAATCTTTTTACGCTCAGCATTTAAGGCTTTTTCTTTGTTTATCGCTAGGAGTCTTTGTGCTGCAAGTTTTTTTGCGTCTGCCTGTAACTTCTTTTCCTCTTTTTGCAAGGCTGTATAGTCAAACTTTTGACTCATTGGGTCGAAAGGTTTATCAAAGTTCATCTTGTATTGGAACAGCGGAGACGAAGGACTTAAGGTTAGGTTTTGCAACCCAGTCTTTGTGAACTTAGCAAACTCACCAAATCCAGATATAAGGTTTGAGATTTTGTTTGATAATGTGTCGATTCCGCTGCCGTACTTTTCAGGGTTACCAAAAGCATCATCAAGTGCGCCTACTAATGCGCCGCCAATCATCTCTTTAGCATCCTCGGTTTTAGCCTTGAGAATGTCCATCTTTCCTGCAAAAGACTCAGCCGCTAATGCTGCCTGACCATCGAATCTTTTTGCTAAGAACTTGGTTACCTCATCCAAGTCCATTGTCTTTGCTTCAGTAGCAGTCAATCCGACGTTTAGACGTAGTAAGGCTGTATTCTGTCCAAGGGCTGCTTTGCTTAATGCCGCTGTTACTGACGCTAAGTCTTTACCTGTACCGGCTGAAGTATCTAATGCAACTGAAAGTAATGTTTGTGCTTTTTTGGCATCTAGGGTTGCGTTGACTAAAGAGGTGAAGGCTGGTCTTAATTCATCATCTAGAACGCCGGTTGTGTTTTGTAATTTAGTTATGAATCCAGCAGTACTGATTACTGCATAAGATTGACCTAAGTTCTGTAATGTTTTTGCTAACGCATTGGCAGCCTTTTGATCGTCACCAAAAGCCTTGATTGCGCTTTTACCAAACTTTATAGTTTGATAAGCACCAAAAGCAACGCCAAGTGCTTTTGCTGATTTACTCAAAGAATCTAATGCTTTAGTTGCCGCTTTTGAGCCTTTGTCTTTGTAAGTGCTAACAATAGGAATTTCAATGCCGGTACTCATGCTGCTAACCCGATTCTCCTCTTAGTGCTTGAATTAAACTTTGCAACGGCAGTCTTGATTGCCTTAAATGTTGCGTTGGTGACTTGTCCTTGATCTTTAGCAAAAGCCGCAAACAACAATCTACCTTTGTCAGTTCGGCGGCTACCAATACTCTTAAAACCGCCGTAAGTGCCTTGAATAGCCCTGTTAAAGTGCGCCCCTGCATTTGGGTTATTACTCTGGCTGTTGCGATCTCCGTTAAAGTTTGCTCGCCCTGCGGTTTCAATAATTGCGCCAACTCGAGATCGGTTTAACAATCTATAAACATTTACGAACCCAGCACTATTACGGCGAGATCGCCCAAGGCTGTAAGTCAAACCCTTTTTGATTAATGCTTCGTTATATCTTGGAAAACCTAATTTTCTGCCAGTTCTTGAAACTACTGGTTTTCCCTGATCTTGCCAAGATTCCAATTGGTATACATTTGGTTGAACCATACCTCGAGCATCATCTACAACTTTTTTCATTGCAAGACGAATCTCTTTGTTCATCTCCTTGTAGAGGTCAGGCGCAAACTTCTTTAAGGCTTTTTGAGCCTCAACGATACCTTTTACCTCTACTGGCATTTTCAATCCTTTTTTGGTCATCTTTTAGAACGGTGATTGTTGCTAAAAGTAATGATCTATCCATTTTCAAATACTCTGAATGAGGTATGCCAGTCCTAACTGCTAATGTTGCAATTAGATGAGTAAAGTCATACCTCGTCACCCATTTGGGGAGTCAGCGTCCATAATCTCTACCTTGGATAGAGTCTCTAGATACTTGTCCCCAAACGGCGGAACTGTAATACCTGCACGTCTTTCGGCTTCCCATGAAAGCCAGTAGACGTCAGATTGTTTTTCTTCATCCCTGAACCGCTTATGAAATCCAGTTTTGAAATTCTGTTCAAACGCATATTCGAGTGCAGGGGTTATATCAAAATCTGATACATCCCCTGAAGCCTTAGTCACTCTTATTTTAATCATTGTTACTCCTTAGAATGTACCTGTGGTTGCAACGGCAACTGCACCGTTGATAGTCCATGTTACATCCTGCATACCTATATCTCCAACACTTCCGTTAATGTCGGTAGTGTTATTTACCAAAGCGGTGAATGTGTAGAGTGGGTTGGCTGCGCCTACTGCGGTTCCTTTTTCCTGTAACAATACGCAAGTTACTGAAGTTCCCCATGCAGCCTGAAGGGTTGCAAGAACGTTTGCTGTTGCGGTGTCGTTTAGGAAAGAAATGGTCACGCTTGAGGCTTCGAGCCCTTTTACAAATTTGTGACCTGTATCACCCATTGCGGTGACCTCAAGTTCATCAAATGTGCGGTTAAGTG